CGACTTTCACCGCCCGGAACTAATTCAGGCGCATCGGCTCGCAATCGGTATTCGTACATAATCTCCATTGATTCAACGTCATTGATTGCAATCTGTCGCCTTCCTGCTGTTGTGACCTCACCTGATTTCGTGATCAATCCTTTTTCGATTAATACCTGATAGATTCCTGCTAGTTCACGACCTGAAACGTCCAACGCCTTTCTGATGTTGTTAAATCCTTGATTTTCTTGAATCAGGTTCAATGCTTGTTGTTCGTTGTCTGATAAGGTTGCGAATTTACTTTTTGCAAGTTCAATCAAATCATTTTTCGATTTGTCATAACCTGAAAAAGATTCCAATACGTTAAAATTTTCTTTCGCCTCACCTTTCGATTTCAAACGTTCGAGAATTTCGTCCTGTTCCTTCATCTTCTGTTCGCGCTCTTTTTCCTTTTCGATAATGAATGCAGGTCGTTCTTCTTCTTTTGGCAAATTCAAATCAACCCGATTGAATGTCAATTCGCCTTGAATGCCTGCGATGTCGTTCATTATCCAATTTAAGATGGACAATATTGCTTCGCGCCTGCCTTCAAAATAATTCGCATCCATTATTGCATATCCGATTTCCAGTTCCGATGCGTTAAATGATCCCTCCTGTTTTACTCCGAATAACGTCGGAACAACCACTTCATGTGCATAAATGATTGACTGTTCTGCGCCTTTTTTCGAATTTGCATATCGATCAGGCAGATTGTTCCCTTGCAAACTTTCAATATGCGGTTTCATATCCTGACCATTTCCGTAAACGACCATTGATCGACCTGCCTGCAAACCTCCTGTTGATGATGCGCTCAAATCCATTTCAAGCTGACGTTTATCATCTTCGTTTTTTGGCTGTCCATTTGCCAAAAAAATCAACGTTCCAAGACTGAAACCGTTGTGAATTTCGCTGTTGTTATAAACGCCGATTTCAATCAATGTATCAATGTCCGTGATTGCGCCTGCGTAAACAGGTGAAGGATACCATCCCGGATTCACTTTCTTTCGGCTTCCTGGAATCAAAGATTCTCCGCATTCCTCCTGAAACAAAACATAACAACTGCGCTGATCGGCATCATTTAAGTCGTATGGTTTTAAAGTTTTCCATTTCACTTTCGCATCTGTCCAATCTTTTGCGATTCGAATATTTCCTGTCAAATAAACATTGTTTTCGTCGTCGTACGCGATTTCGAACCGTATCTGTTCAAATGGAATGTGTTCAATTTTCTTGTATTTCTTTGGACCGACTGCATTAAAAACAACCTTGACCGCAAACAAATTTGATTTCTCAAAATCAGATGATAAAAGTCGCGCAATTTGTTGCAAGTTAAAATCTTTGTGATCACGCTTTCTGTTTTTAAAAAATTCCTGATAGCCTAATTCGTTTGGTCCTGTGTATTCCAAACCACCTGAAACCGTGAAATGAACTTTTGATTTCACAATTCCACCATGAATAGGATTTGCATCGGCAAGATATTTCAAATAATACGGATACTCGTTATACTTACCCCATTTCAAGACCTCTGACTTTTTATCGTCCTGCTCCAAAGGTTGCGGAATGTTCGATTTCTTAACCGATAACATTTGAACGTTATTTTTATCCATTGTATTCATAATTTTGTCCTGCCGTTGGTGTATATGATGTACCCTGATCTAAATCAGAATTCACACGCAAATCCCCTGACGATAATAAATTCATAGTTGAATAGTCCGTTTCACCCGTCAAAGGTGATTCGTAAACGAACCATTCGTATTCCCCCGATTCAAGGTCCAAATCAGTTGGTAAAGTCAAATTGAACTGATCAAAACGCGGATTTGATGGAAGTTGATTTTCCAATTCAATCAAGTTTTCAACCTGTGTGGTTTTATTGACAAACCGCCACAAATAAACAGGATCGGTCAACGTCAAAATATCGTCGCACACGATGTTCAATTTGTTCGCTGTATCTTTATTGATTATCAGCATCCTTTTTCACGGTTTTTCTTGTTGGTTTTTTTGCCGTTAATTTCTTAGGCTTCGGCAATCCCTCCAATAAATCGGTGCGACCAATCTTGAACAACAAATCTGCGTGCGATTCCTTAACCGTAAACCGTCCTATTTTACTGCTGAAGATTGAACAACCGATTGCGCTTTTCTTTACTTTCATAATCTACTAATTTAAACAAAAAAACGGAAACGGGCTTTATTGCCTGCTCCCGTTTTATTATGTTGGTTTGGTAGGTGTTTAAGATACCGGTACTAATAAAGCAAGGACATCAGCTTGATCGATGTTCAAGGCGCGTGTCAATTCTTTTCCTTCGAAATTCATTGTGTGCCCTCTCAAATCTTCGTAATTCTGTCCTGTTGATGCTTCCGATGTTGTTACGGTTAAACCGTTAGCAAATCCAAAACATTTCCATTTCGTTGTGCCTCCTGCTGGTGTCGCATACTTGACAAAGAAAACAAGTCCCGTTGAACGTCCCAAATCTTCGTCCATGTCCGCAACAATGTCGCTGTCCTCTTTGAAGATAACAGTCCCACTATGCGTTCTGAAAACTGAATTGTTTGTTCTGTCGCCTGTTCCGTTGTCCGTGAATACTGCGCTTTCCATGTCAGGTGTCCAGGTGTACGCCTGATTTCCTGTTGTCATGGCAATCGTTGTGATTTCACGACCTGTCAATGTTGTGTTGTCTTGGTCGATCTTGCAAAGTTCAGCAACAACAACACGTTCAATGCCTCCATTCTCTCTCTCGCAGGATTTTACATAATCATCAATAGTAATCATTTTTATATTGTTTTAATGGTGAATAAATAAGGGACGAACTGAATCGTCCCCGTTAAATGATTTATGATGTCGGTGTCAATCTCAATCTTGTGAAATACGCAGGGAACACATAAGCCACGCCAGTTCTCCATTTTACGCCGAATCTTAATTTCTCGTCATAATCAGAGTATCTCCAAGTGAATCCGTCTTTGTCGTTTTCAAGGTCTGTTGCATAGAACATATATCCGTGGCAAACTCCGTAAACTTTAGACGTTGTGTCAAGTTGAGGAATTGAACGAACCGTCATATTTGTTGTCGGTAATGTGAAGATGATTTCTCCATTCTCACGAACAACCTCAACGCTTGATGCGTAGTCCTTATCGTTGTAAATTTGATCCAATGCAAATTGCGCCGTTTCAAATCCGCAAATAATTTCCGCACCGATTGTGTCCTTGTGACGTTTCACGATTGTCGGCATTGCGTTATATACTTCCTTCAATACATCAAATCCGTTTGATGCTGTGATCGCTGTTTCAGTGGAATAGGCAACGTTTAAATCTCCGTCATTATCCCATTGCTTCGCGAATCCATTGTAGAAAACAAGGTTCGAATCCAGTGATGCGGTGTCCCCGTTCATGATCAAGTTTTCGTCCAGCTCTTGCGCTCTCATTTGGTAATAAGAAAGCATTGCATCTGCGAACGATGGTGGCGTTTCGTCTTGTGCATTCGCTCCGACTGCGTTCATGATTTGCGCCCATGTTTCGTTCAGGTTTTCGTTGCAATACTCTTCCTGAATTTTCACGCGAACCGTGCTGATCGAAACATCAGTCAAGATCATTCCACCGCTTGCGTTCCATCCACAAGATGATGCCGCCTGCAATGACGGATCAGAGTTAATCAATTTAATTTCTTCCGAACCTTTAACGTTTTGCATCACGTTGATTCGGCTTTTAATGTTACCTGCGTTAATCAGGTCTTGCATTACTTCTTCTGATTGTTCGTCAACATACGTTCCAAGATCAGAAACATCATAATCAAATTCGTGTTTCTTGGAGAATGTCGCTTTCAATACGTTGTTCTTCAATGAGAACTTAGCAAATTTCCACTTCATTTTTTTTGGTTTTTTTGGTTTTACTTTTATTTAATTTCTCAACGCTCTCCATCCTCCGGAATGTGTTGATTTTGCTTTCTTAGCCTCTTTCTGTTCTGACAGTCTTTCAACCGCTTCGCGTAATTCTTCAATTTCAGATGCAAGCGTTTTCACTTGACCTTCGAACGCATCTTTTTGTGCGCTGAACTTTGTTTCGTACTCGTTGCGCATTGCCTTCATAGCTTCTTCAACCTCTGCAAGTTCTTCTCCTTCTTCCACTTCTTCAATAGAAACCAATTTGCCATCTTCGATGACGATTGAAATACCACCTTCTAAATCGTGTGGTCCATCCGGCGCTGGTTCTGTCATTTCTTCGTCTAAGAATAAGGCGGTACCCTCAACCAATTCAGTTCCTTCATAATAAATGGCAACACCATCAATTCTCATTACATTAGCCATTTGAACCACGCCCTCAACCGATGTGATCAGACCGTTTTCGTCAACACGAATCAGCATAATTTCACCATCCATGTCGATGGTCATTTCTCCTTCAGGTGCTAAAATTGGCTCACCCTCCGCAGGAACTACAAAGATTGAAAGACCTTCAGCAAGATCACCATCCCATTGAACCGTGTCGCCATCTGTGTTGACTGCTACAGCATATTTGTGCTTCGCATCGTATTTCGCGCGCTTTGGTTCAGACGTTCCGAATCCCAAACGCTCGAAAAGACTTTTTTTCTTTTCTGACATTTTATTTGATTTTTGATTTTCCTTTAAAAATTTTACAGGGATTTGATTGAACCACCCTTCAAGACTGAAGCCCGTTCCGTGTTCTTTGACAAAATTCCATGTGTCTTTTGATTCAATCCAATAGGAAAAAATCAATGAACCAGGTTGCAAGTTCTGATCTTTAAACGCTTCAGGGATGTTCTGTTTATTATCCCATACGAAATAGGATTCGATCATGTACGCATCATGGACCTTCATCCCTGCATCATGCATCAAATTTACGTTGTTGTGATAGCCGCCTTTTGCGAATTTCTTCATGATTTCGAACGTGTCTTGTTTTGACAAATAAACGTCGTATTCGTAACCATCCGGATCACGTCGATAAATCAGTAAATTTGTAGCGATTGCGACACCCGTGACCACTTGCTTTTCGCTGTTGAACATTGTTTTTACCTTGATTTCTCGCGGTACTTTGCTCATTGTGGTCCATGATTTT